TTACGCAGAATTATTACAAAAAATTAGAGATTATACTGAAGTAGATTCAAATGTATTAACTGATTCTATTTTAGATAGTATGATTAGAGATGCTGAACTTCGTATTTTTAGAGAAGTAGATGCTGATTATGCTAGAGAATATGCTACAGCAAATTTAAATATAAATTCACCTTATTTACAATTACCAAATGCAACATCTAGTTCAGGGTTAACTTCAACTAGAAGAGCTGTTATTGTTAGATCATTTTTAGTTTTCAATACTAATCAAAGTCCTACGAATAAAGAATATTTAGATAAAAGAGATACTAGTTTTATATTTGAATACAATTCAACAGGAGCAACTGGAGTTCCTAAATACTACGCAAATTGGAAAGAAACTACATTGATTATGGCTCCTACACCAGATGCTCAATATCAAATTCAATTAAGCTATATTTATACACCTGATCACTTATCAGCTACGAATACAACAACCTATTTATCTGATAATGTTCCTGATTTATTGTTTTATGCTACTATGTGCCAAGCTTATGAGTTTTTAAAAGGGCCGATGGATATGTACAAAGTCTACTCAGACAAGTATAATGTAGCTATACAAAGTTTCGCGTTGGAGCAAATGGGCAGAAGACGTAGAGATGAGTATACGGATGGAGTGCCGAGAGTTAAGATACCTTCGCCTTCACCAAATAATTAAAAATTTTAAACATTAAGGAGAAAATATATTATGGCAATTTCACAAGCGGTAGCCAATTCTTTTAAATCTGAAATACTACAAGGTATTCATGATTTAGAAAATGGTGGCGACGTATTTAAATTAGGATTATACACATCAGTCGCAGTTTTAAGTTCAGTTACGACTTCATACACAACAACAAGTGAAGTAGCGGCGACAGGACAATATGCAGCTGGAGGCGGTGTATTACAATCACAACAAGTTTCACTAGCAACAGGCGGAGTCGCTATCGTTGACTTTGCAGATTTATCTTTCACAGGAGTAACATTAACTGCGAGAGGTGCTTTAATCTATAACTCAACTGAAGCTAAAAAAGCAGTTTGTGTTTTAGATTTTGGTTCAGATAAAACTGCAACTTCTGGAACATTTACAATTCAATTTCCAAACTTTACGAGTTCGTCAGCTATTTTAAGAATCGCTTAATAAAGAGTAGGATTATGAATGGCCACTTGGGGTTCGCAGACATGGGGTTATGAAAACTGGGGAACACTCGGTGACGTAACCATAACTCTAAGTGGCCAATCTACACAAACATCTTTAGGATCAGTAACTCCTCAACAAGTTCCAGGTTGGGGCACTCAATATTGGGGAGCAGGTGAATGGGGAGATTTAGTTTCTCCAGAAGTAGCTCTTACTGGTCAACAACTAAACACAAATCTTGATCAAGTAACAATTTCTGCAAATGCAAATGTAACTATTAATACAACTTCACCTAATATTGAATTAAACTCAATTGTAGGAAATGAAGTTGCGGGAACTTCTGCTGAAGCGAATCCATTAGGTGAAGAATTAAATTCAACAGTAAATTCAGTATTTGCTGGGGAGCTTGTAGTTGTAGAAGTTACTTCTGCTTCTAATGAAGCATGGGGAGAAAATGCTTGGAGTGTTGGAGCTTGGGGTGTGGGTGATGGACAAACAGTTTCTATTGGAGACACTTCAATTGCACTTGGACAACAAATATTCCCTACAGCACAAACACTTAATATAACGGTAGAAGATGTTTTAGCAGGTATATCTATTATAGCTTCACCTATAGGTGAAGAACTTACCCCTGATTTAGGTTCTTTATCATTTGAATCTAAATATTTAATTGGAAGTGCACAAGCAGATACAGATATTGGAACAGCTTCTGGATTAGCAAATGCTAATGTTGATGTTACAGGTGAAGAAATAACAGGAAGCACAGGTCAATTAGAATATGAAGCTATCTATTCTTTTGATGGTTCACAAGCAAATATAACTGCAGGAGATGCTTTTGGAGGCGAGGTTGTAGAAATTCAAGTAACAACAGCTTCAGCACAGCCTTGGGGTGAATTAGATTGGGGTGAAGGTCAATGGGGTCAATCTGTTGGTACTGATATATCTCAAGGTGCAGAAGAAGTAGCTGTTCCTTCAATTGAGGTTGATGTTTTAGGAGAACAATTACAAACAAATACAGGAGAGGAAACTGTTACAGGAACTGCAAATGTAACTTTAACAGGGCTTACTTTACTTGATATTCAATTAGGTGATGAAGATGCATTTACTAATGTAAGAGTTAACGTAACAGGTCAAGAATTAGGTCCAATTATAATAGGTGATTTTCTTGCAGGTATCAGTATAACTGTTGAACCAACAGGAGTGACAAGCACAGTAAGTACGGGTATAATAGGTATAAACGCATGGGCTGTTGTTGATCCAGGAACTGCTCCAACTTGGACAGTAGTTGACATTGCAGCATAGTGTTAATAAAATTATAATTATTTAATAAAGGAACAAAATTATGGCATCTAGTTATTCTACAGATTTAAAACTCGAACTGATGGTAACGGGTGAAAACTCGGGTACATGGGGTGATAAAACAAATACAAATTTAAACTTAGTACAACAAGCAATTGCAGGTTATGAAGCTATCGATGTTGCATCATCAGATGTAACTTTAGCAATGACAAACGCAACTTTATCAAACGCTAGAAATATGGTTCTTAACTTAACAGGAACTTTAGCAGGCACAAGAGTTGTAAATGTTCCAGACGGAATTGAAAAAACTTACATCGTTGCGGACAGTACTACAAGAGCAGGTAATACATTAACTATTAAAACAGTATCAGGTACAGGTGTAGCAATTCCAGCAGGTAAAACAGTTTTAGTTTTTTCTGATGGTACAAATGTTGTTGATGTATTTTTCTTAAAAGATGTTGTTGAAGATACTACACCTCAATTAGGTGGTGACTTAGATGCTAACGGAAACAATATTTTAATTGATAGTACAAACTCAATTAATGATGAAAACGATAATGAGCAAGTTAAATTTGCAACTACTGCATCTGCTGTTAACGAATTAACAGTAACAAATGCTGCAACTGGAAACGCTCCAAGTGTATCAGCAACAGGTGGTGATACTAATATCGATTTAAATTTAACTCCAAAAGGTATTGGAAGAGTTGTTTTAGGTGCTGGTAAAATTCAACAAGTTGCTGAAAAAGTTACAGTATCAGGTACAGCTGCAACAGGAACAGTTGACTTTGATGTTATAACTCAAGCTGTTCTTTACTATAATACTGATGCTTCAGGAAACTGGACTTTAAATATTAGAGGAGACGGTTCTAATTCTCTTGATTCAATTATGGCTACAGGTGAGTCTATTACTGTTGTTCACATTGTTCAACAAGGTGGAACTGCATATTACAATTCAGCTGTACAAATCGATGGTAGTGGAGTTACTCCAGAATGGCAAGGTGGTTCAGCACCAGATGCTGGTAATACTAGTAGCGATGATATATATTCATATACAATTATTAAAACTGCAAGTGCTACTTTCAAAGTTTTAGCAGCACAAACACAGTTTGCGTAACAGGAGGTTATTAAACAATGCCAATTATAGCATCTAGAGCAGCTGGATCCGCAAGAGGATTTGGTTTTCAAGGTGGTAAAGGGCCTTATGAAGTAACATATCTTGTAGTGGCTGGTGGTTCTGCTGGGGCAAACTTGTCTGGCGGCGCTGGAGGAGCAGGGGGTTACAGAACTTCAACATTCATTGTATCACCAGGAGAAAGCTATCCAGTTGTTGTAGGTGCAGGTTCAACTACAGTAGGTTCAGGCTCAACACCTCCTAATGGAAGTGCTAGTCAATTTGGTCCAATAAGCTCATCAGGAGGCGGTGGTGCAGGACACCAAAATAACGGTGCTGGTCAACCCGGAGGATCTGGGGGCGGCGGCCGAGATTCTGGCGGTGGATCGGGCGGCGCTGGAAATGCGGGAAGCTACTCTCCACCAGAAGGATCAAACGGAAACCCAAGTGGTCCTGGTGGCGGAATTAACGGAACAGGTACAGGTGCCGGACAATCAAACAGTATTACAGGATCAGCAATAACTTATTCTGCTGGTGGAAATCAAAGAACAGGATCAACGGGTCCAGCCAACCAAGGACACGGAGGCGGTGGACAACACTGGGCGACTGCGGGGCCAGGCGGTTCAGGAAGAGTTGTAGTAAGTTATTTAGGTCCACAAAGAGGAACAGGAGGAAACGTAAGTCCGCAAGGAGCTAATACCGTACACGATTTTACATCAACAGGTCCAGCAACTTACACAGGTTAATATGGCATCAAGATTCGCAGAAATTAGAACAAGTGATAATGAAGTATTAAGAGTTATTGAAGAAGATAACACTATTAATGGTGTAGATGTAATCAATGATCCAGGTAATACTTCTGTTGAAACTTTTTTAGCAAACAATGTTCCTCAAGACGCTAAAATTTTAGCAGACAACGGTGGTGTCTATCCAGCTACTTATTGGAAACAATCTATGACTATCGGTCAAGATCCAAGATGGAGAACAAAACCAGCTGATATAGGAGATTTATTTGAGTCTGATAATAATAGATTTGTAGCACAAAAAGGTGATGACCCTGCATCTTATGTTTTAAATGCAACAACAGGAGTTTGGGAACCACCTGTAGCTTTACCTTCAGCTGCTACACCAGAAGGTGCAACAGCTTCTTGGAATGAAACTGATACTAGATGGGAAATAACTCTTACTGATAATTCAAGAAAATACTGGGATCCAGACACGTCAGCTTACGTTGACATTCCATAATAATAATCTATTTTAACATCAAGATGAATTTAGTAGATCATACTTGGGTTTTTAATAATGCTATACCTAAAAGAATTTGTGATTACATTATAAAAGAAGGTAATCAACATAAACTAAAAATTGGTGAAACAGGGTATTCAATAAAAAAAGATATATCACCTTTAGCTAAAAAGAAAAAACTTTATAAAAGAATTAGAAACTCTGATATTTGTTTCTTTGATGATATACCTTGGGTAAATAGAATTATTGATCCTTACATAAGAGAAGCTAATAGAAATTCTGGTTGGAGATTTGATATATCTTGTTCAGAACCTTTCCAATTTACTAAATATGCATTAAATCAACACTATCATTGGCATCAAGATAGTCTTCCTAATCCTTATCCTGAAGGTCACAAACGTGCAGGACTTACTAGAAAAGTATCAACAAGCATAATTTTATCAGATAAGAAGGATTACAAAGGTGGTGATTTATTATTTAATTATCAAGTAGGTGCTAATAAAATACACAAACTAAAGTTAGATAATCTTGAAGTTGGATCAATAGTTGTATTTCCATCTTTTTTATGGCATAAAGTGACTTCAGTAACGAAGGGTTTAAGATACTCTCTTGTTGGATGGTATCTAGGAGAAGATTTTATATGATAAAAATTGAAACTATAATGATGCCTTATGTGGAATATCCACTAAAAGCTCATAAAAAAAATAAAGCAAAAATCAAAAAAGCTATTCAAAAAAGTATATTCGAAGAAGTTATAAATGAAGATATGCATATTTATAAAACAGATTATTCTATTCCTAATGATTTAGATAAACCTTACAAACCTCTTCTTAGATCTATATTAGATGAATCAATGGGTTATATATCTTATGGTCTAGGTTACTCTCAAGTACAGGTTCTTCATTTATTTGGTGTGAACATGAAAAAGAATGATGTAATTGATTGGGGAACTTATGGTTCAAACTTTACAGGTATCTATGCTTTTGATTTACCAGATGATAAATATGAACTTAAATGGTTCAATGCAGTTGAAAAAAGAATTGATGTATTAAGAATCAAAGAAGGTGATATCATATTCTTTCCAAGTTATTTAAATCATACATTAGTTAATCAAGGTAAACCTAAAACGTTTTTTATCTTTTCTATAAATTTTTCTGGAGGTAAGAACATAGAAAAATTAATGAAAGATGTTTAATAAGATATTCTATAAAATTTTAAAACAATGTATCTCAAAAGAATTATGTGAGTTTGTTTATTCTCATCTTTTATTAAAAAAGAATACATACGATGTATTGCTATCAAGAAAAGATATACCTTATTTTACTTTTGAATGGGGTCATTATAGAGATGATCAAGTACCTAATACATATTCAACATACGGTGATCTAGTAATGGAACAGCTTCTTGTAAGATTGAAGCCGACGGTAGAGAAAACTATAGGTAAAAAATTAAATGAAAATTATTCATATGCGAGAGTATACAAAAAATATGATGTTTTGAAAAAACATATAGATAGATATTCATGTGAATTTTCTACCACATTAAATTTAGGAGGTGAGATGTGGCCTATATATTTAATGTCAGGTAAGAAGAAAATTAAAGTAGATCTAAACCCAGGTGATATGTTAGTTTACAAAGGTTGTATACTTCAACATTGGAGAGAACCATTTTTAGGTAAAATATGTGGTCAAGTTTTTTTACATTACAATTCAGCAGATGACAAAAACAAATGGGATGGTAGACCATGTATAGGATATCCATATCCTATTAAAGTAAATAAGTATGCAAAAGAATGAACTCATTATATATTCACGTATGTCATCATGGCTCCATCACAATTGTAAGTGATAATGAAATTGTAGTTCACACACAACAAGATAGGTTTAGTCGTTTTAAAAATGCAGGGATTCCTAGTTATGCATTAGTAAAAAAAATAGCAGATCTAAATATAAAGTTTGATAAAGTCTTCTTCACATTTTTAAAGAACGAGAATCATTTTATATTGTGGTATTCATGGCTAAAACAATTCAATTTAATTACACCCAATACAGTATTTGAATACGAGTTTAGAAGACATCACTTTTTTCATGCAATGTGTTCAAGACATATATATTCAAGTGCTTGGGACTTTATGGTTTGTGATGAATCTGGTGCTGATATGGGAGAAGCTTACGAAACTGAAAGTTTCTTTATGAAGATGAGTGATCAAAGATTTAGTTTACGAAGTAGAAGTGAAACACAAGATCGTAATAACATAGGTGCTTTATATTCAAAATATACATTTGACCTAGGGTTTGGTTTATTTGAAGAAGGTAAAACGATGGCTCTATCAGTGTATGGCAAAGTAAATGATAAACTCTATAATGAAATATATGATGGGTCATCATTAAAGTATGTAAAATCTACAATAGATAATAAAGATATTGCAGCTACAATACAAAAAGTCTTTGAAGATTACACCTTTAAATTATTTGATGAAAATATAATAAAATACTCACACAGGTTTTCTTTCATAACTTTAAGTGGAGGCTTCGCACAAAACATTATTAATAATACTAAGATACAAGATAAAGTTTTTAATACAATACTACCTGACCCAATGAATGGTGACTTTGGTATAAGTTTAGGTGCAGCCTATACTTATGAAAATCTAAAACCTTTTAAAGGTATCTTTATGGGTTTCAATCAATCTTTAGATACTAGAATGTTTGGTAATGTAAAAACGGTGAACGTTCATGAAGTTGCAAAAATATTAATGGAAGAACCAGTAGCTATATTTCAAAGTAGATCAGAGCAAGGTCAGAGAGCTTTAGGAAACAGATCCTTACTAATGAATCCTTTGCATAAGGATTGTCTTGCAAAAATAAATAAAATTAAAAAAAGGGAATGGTTTAGACCTTTTGCAGGTACGGTATTAGCTGAACATAGATTAAAATACTTTGATATACCTTATGATGAAAATAATTATAATCCATATATGATGTTTATGTATAAGATAAAAGATAAACGTTTAAAAAATATTGCATCTATTGATAATTATAGCAGGGTTCAAACCTTAACTGTTGATTTCAATCCAAACTATTATAAATTAATAAAAGAGTTTAGTGTTTTAAGTGGACTCCCAATTGTGTTAAATACAAGTTTAAATATGCCTGGACACGTAATAGTCGAAACACTAGATGATGTAAAAGAAATGATGGAGAAAACTGAATTGAAATATTGTTATCTCCCAGAAGTTAATAAATTAATAATACATGAAAATAAATAATATTATAGTTTTAGGTGGTGGTTCAGCTGGTTGGATGACAGCAACAACATTAATAAAAAGATTTCCTAATAAAAAAGTTACAGTAATTGAATCTCCCAATGAACCTATTGTTGGTGTCGGAGAAAGCACTCTTCAGTTTATTAGGAAGTGGACAGCTTTTGTTGGTATACAGGATAAAGAATTTTTTAAACATACTAATGCATCATTAAAGCTAAGTATTAAATTTACAGATTTTTATAAAAAAGGTGAAGCATTTCATTATCCGTTTGGTGTTTGTTATGTAAATAATAATATTAACGAAACAAATGATTGGTGGTTCAAAAAAATGTTATATCCTGAAACAAAGAACAGCGACTTTGCAGATTGTATGTATCCTGTTATGGCAATGGTTAATAATAACACAATCACGGATCAACCTGTACAAGATCTATCTTATAATTATCATACTGATACTGCAGTTCATTTTGATGCTGTAAAATTTGGAATATATTTACGAGATTATATTTGTAAACCAAATGGTGTTAAACATATACAAGAAGATATCAAAACTATTGAACAAGATGACAATGGAATTAAATCATTAAATAAAAAATATAAGGCTGATTTATTTATTGACTGTACTGGTTTCAAAGCTTTGTTAATGGATAAAACATTAAAAGAACCTTTTGATTCTTATACTGATCTTTTACCTAACAACTCAGCTTGGGCTACTAGAATGCCTTATAAAAATAAAAAGAAACAATTAGTGCCTTACACAAATTGTACTGCAATAGAAAATGGCTGGGTTTGGAATATACCTCTATGGTCAAGAATAGGTACAGGATACGTATACTCAGATAAGTTTGTAGATGATGATACAGCTTTGAAACAATTACAAAAACATCTAGGAACAAAAGATTTAGAGTTCAGAAAAATTAAAATGAGAACAGGTTTACACAGAAGACTATGGGTTAAGAATGTAGCAACTATTGGGTTATCTGCTGGTTTTATTGAACCTTTAGAAAGTAATGGTTTATTTTCTGTACATGAATTTTTAAGTATACTTTGTAGAGTATTAGATAGAGGTGAGGTAAATCAATTAGATAAAGATTCATTTACACACAAATGCAAAGTCGAGTTTAGAAATTTTGCAGAGTTTGTAGCATTACATTATGCTTTTACAGCTAGAGAAGATACACCATATTGGAAAACGTTAAAAAATAAACAATGGACTGAAAGTTTAATAAATTTACAAAACGATTATCAAAATGGAATACTATTTGCTGTGCAAGATAAATACCTCAATTTCCAATACAAATTAAACTCTGGATTATCAGCAATTAGTGCAGGATACAATTGGGCTCCTACTGATTTACAAGCTATGTGCTATCACAACTTCACAGATAGAATTAAAGATCCAAGAGATATATGGGAAAGTCAGATTAGTGTTTTAGAAAGAAGAAAAAAGATATGGGACAATGCTGCTAAAAAGCTACCCTCTTTATATGACTTTCTAAAAGAAAGGTTTTATGGCGAAGATTCTTAAAATATTTCCTACTGCATTGTATTTAGAAGATAATGTATTGAATGAGAAAGAATTAAAAGAAACTGTAAAGCTTTGTAAAAACATAAGTAAAACAACACCTTCAAAACAAGTTTGGGTGAGTGATACATATAATACATTGATGACACATAATATTGTAGAAGACAAAAGATTTAAAAACGTCTTAGATAAAATCACACATCATGTAAATTTGTTTAATAAAGAACATTTATCTAATTATACATATAAACCTACAGCAGGTTGGTTTACTATCTATAAAAAAGCGCAAGACTTTCAGGAATCACATATACATGTTGATCACACATATAGTGCTGTATTATTTATAAAATCAAATGAACATTCATCAAGTCTATATTTTGAAAAGGTTGCAGAAGATATGATTGCACCAAAAAATAGAACTGAGCTTAACGATTTGACTTACAACAATTATCAGTTTAGACCTGTACCTGGTAGACTAATTATATTTAAATCTAGTCTAAGGCATTTTGTGCCACCAAGTAAAAAAGATAATGAGAGGATATCGATTGCGATAAACTACTAATGCTTATACCAACAATTGTAGCAGATGATTTTTTTAGAGATCCTGATGAAATAGTTAGGCTATCTAAAACTTTGGAATTTAAATCAGCACCTGATGGTAGATGGCCAGGATATAGATCAGAGTTATTACACAATATTGATCGTGTATTATTTGATAAAATAAATAAAAAAATACTATCTGTTATTTTTCCCGGACAACATGAACTTCAGTACAGAGCTGCGTCTAGCTTTCAATTAATTAAACAAGACCCAAAAGAACAGTTAAGAGAAGGTTGGGTTCATTATGATACACCACATTTATTCACAGCTATTATCTATTTATCAAAACATGAAGATGTAGGTACTACTATTGTAGACCCGAAAAGTTTTACATCTCAAATAATTAATGTTGATAAGAAAAATGATTTCCATTTAGGAAAAAAAGTTAAAAATATAAATCTTAAAGTACAAGAAAATAATAGACAATTTAAAGACAGTATAGTTGTAAAATCTAAATACAATAGAATATTAATATTTGATTCAAGTCAGTATCACTATGTGCCTAATTATATAAGTAAAGATACTACAGAAGACAGATTAACTATGGTTTGTTTCTTTGATAATGTTGCACACGATCACGGCATAAGATTTCCAATACCTGAGATGAGGAAAAACAAAGAAGATTAATGGAAGATTGGATTATAATAGATAAAATAGATATAAAAGACATTACGTCTTTTGTTAAAAAACATATTAAAAAAGAAAACAAGTTATCTTTAGAATATAAAAGTACTGTTGGTGATAAATCCTCACAATATGATTTATTTAATGAAATTAAAAATTCTTCTATACTAGATTCAATAAAAGCTAAAGTTAAGGATTCTGTTTTAAAAATAAAAAATAAAAAAATTAATATAGAGTTAACTCATTCTTGGACAGTAATTGGATATAAAGACAGTTATCATAAATTACATAAACATTGTGTTGATCTAGAAACTAATAAACTTTGTTCAGTAATCTATTTACAGACTCCTAAAAAAAGTAAAGGAGAGAATGGTAACTTTTATTGTGTTTTTAAAAAGAACAATAAGATTGAGTATTTTAGTTATAAACCAAAGGTAGGTGATATTGTCATATTTCCAGTGTGGCTTTTTCACGGTGTTTACCCTCAAGATTTAGGCACAAGGCAAAGTTTAAATCTAGATTTCATAATAGTATAGTTTTGATTAAAATAAAAAAAATAGATAGTTTTTATTTGGTGACAAAAATAAAAGAACACAAACAAATTAAAAATAAGTTGTTAGAGTTGATTGATCAAATACCACAAAATAGTTATAAGACAAAAAAAGAGAATATTACTCACACTGATTGGAATTTATCAAAAGATTACAAAAGAGCTTATATAGATTATTTTTATAATATAATTAAACCTTATATGGAAGAGATGACAGACTTACTTAAAGCAGATACTTGGCAAATACAAAATGGGTGGTTTCAACAGTATTATAAAAATGACTTTCATCAATGGCATAGACACGGAAAAACTAATTTTGCAAACATATACTATTTAGAATTACCTAATAAAAATATGACTACAAAAGTCAAACCTATTTTAAACAGTAAAAAAACATTAAATTTAATAGCTAAGGAAGGTGATCTTGTTACCTTCCCTGCAATGTTACAACATACCTCAGAAAAGACTAAAAGTAGTAAAAGAAAAACTATAATTTCATTTAATAGCGATTTTAGATAATCTTTATAGATTAGGGCATCTAGTGTATAATACGCATATGCCTTTAACAAAAGTAAACTTTGCACCAGGATTTAATAAACAAGCATCAGACTCAGGGGCCGAAAACCAATGGGTAGATGGTGACTATGTTAGATTTAGATATGGTATGCCTGAAAAAATAGGTGGCTGGCAAGAAATACTTAACGAACAATTAGTTGGAGCAGTAAGAGCTTCACATAGTTGGGCAGATTTAGACGGAAGGAGATATATTGCATTCGGTACTAATAAGATTTTATATATATATAACGGTGATGATTATTATGATATTACTCCATTTGATACATCTTTAGCTCAAGCAGGATGTGATATAACCACGACTTACCTATCACGAACCGTTACAATTACTTGTCCAAGTTCCCATAACCTCGAACCAGGTGACTTATTAACATTTGAAAATGCAGGATCTTTTACTGGAGGACAGACAGATTATGTTGCTGCAGACTTTGACGATGTTTTATTTGAAGTACAACTTGCACCAACAACTACAACTTTTACAATTTTAATGCCTACAGCTGAAACAGGCACAGGTGCCACTAATAATGGAACATTAGATTCTAAACCTTATTACAAAATAGGACCTTTATTACAAGCGTACGGTTATGGTTGGGGTACTGGTTTATATGGTTCGTCAACTTGGGGTACACCAAGAAGTACTTCAAGCGCAGTCCTTGATCCCGCTAGCTGGTCTTTAGATAACTATGGAGAATTATTAATTGCTACTATTAAAAATGGTGCAACTTTTTCTTGGGATCCAAATTCAGGCGCAGGTGTTACAACAAGAGCTTCAATAATATTAGGAGCTCCAACGAGATCAGTAATGAGTATTGTGTCAGATAGAGATAGACATTTAATTATATTAGGAACAGAAACAACAATAGGTTCGCCTATCACACAAGATAAAATGTTTATAAGGTTCTCGGATCAAGAAACTTTAACGGATTATACAGCAACTTCTGTTAATACAGCAGGGTCTTTTAGAATTGATAGTGGAACTAAAATTGTAGGTGCAGCTAAAGCAAAAGATTATATATTAATTTTAACAGATACTTCTGCATATTTAATGCAGTTTGTAGGGCCACCATTTACTTTTAGTATTAGACAAGTAGGATCTAACTGTGGTTGTGTAGGCCAACATTCAATTGTGTATGCAAACGGTGCTGTTTATTGGATTGGTGACTCAGGTGGATTTTTTATGTTTGATGGTACTGTTAAAAGTATTCCTTCTTTAGTTGAAGATTATGTATTCTTAACAGACGATGGTGCACCAGGTTTTAACTTTGCGAACGGATCAGAATTAACTTATGGAGCTTATAATAGTTTATATTCTGAAATCTATTGGTTTTATGCAAGTTCAACTTCTAACTATGTTAATAAACAAGTTACATATAATTATGCGGAACAGACTTGGACAACTAGTTCTTTAGCAAGAACAACCTATACCGATTCACATGTATTTGATGATCCAATCGCTACTCAATTTAATCCTAACACAGCTCCAACTACACCAACAATTCAAGGTGTATCAAATGGTATGAGTAGAGTATTTAATCACGAAATAGGAACAAATGAAGTACTAGCAAATGGAACTATAAATGCGATTCCAGCTTATATTACATCAGGAGATTTTGATTTAGATGCAGACGGTGATGGACAATATTTTATTAAAGTACGAAGATTTATACCTGACTTTAAATATTTAAATGGTAATGCAAAGATAACTATATTATTAAGAAGATATCCTGCTGATACTCAAACAAGTTCTACGTTAGGGCCATTTACTATTAATTCATCAACTGATAAAATAGATACTAGAGCTAGAAGTAGATTAGCAGCTTTAAAAGTTGAAAATGACGCTATTAATGAAAGTTGGAGATTCGGTCAGTTTAGATTTGACATACAACCAGATGGTAGAAGATAATGATAAAAAATTTTAAAGATATTGTAATTTTATTAATTACAACTGGTACTCTAATTTTATTAGGTACTATCATTATTGGAGATTACATCGTAGCCCTCGAAGAAAATCGTCCAGTCGATGAGAGTGTGATAACCTTAATGAAGATGTCCGTTACTGGTTTAATAGGCATAATAGGCGGTTATGTTGGAGGAAGTAGAAACTAATGGCAGACAATAAATCATTTGCAGGAACAGAAGTAGATCACGGTTCAGTGCAAAAAGATAAAAATTCCGTATCCGCTGGAGTTGGTGCAGAGGCAGGTGCTGAAGCATCTTCTAAAAGAGGACTAGGGAATGGTACTACAGGAGAGGCATCCGCAAGTACAGGTGTATCTGCTACCG